GGCTCCAGTAACTCCGATAGCGGGCATTATTTATCCTTCTTTCATTTGTATTTGAACTTCGATTTCGGTTGACATGACGGTCCCTTGCGATCCTAGGCTCATTAGTTGCGGCGCGTTCACACTCGCGACGTTTACGGATGCGGGTAGCGCGGCCAGTAGCACATCGAGGGCGTCCTCTGTTGTTGAGATTGCAACCGCGTTAACCCGCACGTTCACGTTAAGCAATAGCCGCCACCGCACCGCATAATTAAGGGTTGAGCCGATCCGGGTCGGTTGCACCCACGGCGAGTCCGGGACGATAACGACCGACGGGGTCACCGGGACCGTAGGCACCGTGTCGTAGATTTTGTACCCGAGACCTGTCAAGCTCGTGACGATTAGTTCTCGGGCTTCCGTCGTGAGCGCCATTAGCCGACCATCGTCGTCATCTGCTTATACGGGGCCAGTAGGACAGTGACCCGGGCCATTAAAGCGGAGTTGATCCGTGGGCTAGGGGTGAAGTCCACGCTAATAGATTCGCCCCCTGCCGCGTAAACCGCCTGGTATGTCTCCACCGCGATGGTCATTGCCGCGATTTTCAGGGGTGCCGGTTCCGCTGCGAACGATGCGGGCGTGACAAGGTAACCGATCAAGACACACGCCGAGTTGGCATGCAAGTCGAGCACGAGACTGTCGGGTGTCTCGTACTCGATATCCAGATTGTCGGCCAGTTCCTGACCGGTTACCAGTGCCACGGCTATGCCTGGTTGTAGATTCCGACGATGCCAGCGGCAACGAACGGGAGAGCCGCGGCGTATCCGTAGATCGAGTAGTCGCGCCCGAGGTTCGCCGCTACATCGTTCGTCATAAGGCGGGGGCCGTCTTCTGCCCATTCAATCGACGCCCGGTTCGTGACAATCGCGTCTTGTGTTTCGTCTGTGGCGAAGGCGCGAGCCAACACGATCGGCAGACCGGCGACGGACAGATTGAGTGTGCGGGCGTTGAAAGTACCGGATACGTTATTCGGTGCGTAACTGTCGGGCATGAATGAAGTCCATCCACCAATTTTCTTGAATACAGCACTATTAACCAGGACAACATCGGCGGGTTGCCCCGTTGCGGTTTCGACGTCTACGGCTGCGGCGAACACGGCCTCACGGAATGCTGCGCCAGTTGTGTCGGCGCTGAAGTCGTAGTCGACCCCGGCGGTGTCGTTGGCCCATAGTGCAGCCTGGAAGGCGTAGTCCGTTTCAGTACCGAACGCGCCCAACATGATCCGCTGGTGAGCGTCCACATATGACGGGTCGGTGCGTTCGATGACCTGTTGGGTCAAGCGTGACCCGGCTGCGTAGGTCACCAGGTTGGCGGTGCCCTTTTTAATGTCAATGTCTACGCTGTTCACTTCGTCGTTTTCTGCCGCTTGCGCTGCGACAATGGCCGAGAGGTCACCGTCGAAGTAGGGCCACGTGATTGTCATGCCCGAACCAACGGCGGAGCTTGGGCCACCGAGTGCGGTAATGACCGGGCGGCCACGGTCCAAGACTCCTTTAATGTCGCGGAGCCAGATTGGGGGAACGAGCCCGGGCGCGTCGGCAATGGTCTGCACATCGAGGGCGCGGTTTTCTGCGTCACCCTTGTAAACGGCTTTGCAGTACTCACCGAATGACCGGTAGGCACTCATTGGGTGCTGAGCCTCTGACGTGTATGCCTTGGAGGCGATGGTTTGTACTTCTTCTCGCAGTGACTTGACTGCCTCACGTGCTTCAATGTCCACCGAGTTAACCTCGGTCGACTCGGTTGTTTCTAACATTGTTGTTGCTCCTTCTTCTTCTTCTCTTATGGCGCTTACTCCGGCTGTGGAGTAGGCAGGGTAGGGGGTCAAACTAACTTCGAGTAGGTTCGCGGCTGTGTGTTGGATAGCGTCCCGGGCTTTTGACATAATGGATTTGACGGGGTTGAACCCGACGGACAGTCCCTTGATTGTTGATGTCCGGGCGAGTACAGCGGCATCGCGACCTAGGGCCGTGTCCACGATTTCAAAGTCAATATAGAGGCCGTCTTCGCGGTTCTCGGCTCCGGTGATTTTGCCGACTGGTTCCCCGTGACGGTAGGCGAGTGGCTTGCCGATCACGTTGGCTAGGTCGAATGAGCCAGGGGCGAATGATTCCCGGACGCCACCGATCATGGTTTCGGACCCGTAAGGCACTGCCATGCCGTGACCTGACCCGACGATGTCGCCGTCTTTGTCTTCGCGCTCCTCAAAAATGACGACTGATTCCGTGTTGAGTTGTTTCACCGTAACGCTCCGTTCATATTGAATACTCCGAGGGTCGGTAGGTCTAAAAGGTTTTGGGCGTCTTCCACAGTAATAACGTCCAGCGGTAGGAGCTTGGTTATCACTTCGGCTAGGGCCGCGATGTTGTCACGCAGGAACGCGGTCGTATCGAAGTCGATTACGTAACCGGTCGGGGTGACATCAGGCATGGATAGTCTTTGTGTGACTAGGTTCATTACGGGGCGTAGCGCCGTGTCGAGTAGGTTCCGGTAAAGGTCGACCCGGTTCGAGTACGTGAGTGAGGATCCGGGGACACCGGCCCCGACCCATATCGGGTCCAAGTTCGCCAGGCGAGCAATAGCCACGGCGGCCATATTCTTAGCCTCGACCAGTTGCACATCCCGGGCACTAAAGCCCATGACTTGCGCGTCAATAGTGTTGTTCAGATACGCGGTGCCACGGTTGGCGCGGGCTTCCTCCCACGCATCAAGTAGTGCATCGACCTGGTCGGCGGGGAGATCGGGCCCGGAGTTCTTTAGGGCGACTGTCGGAATAGGCGTTTCGGAATACATGAGGGTCGCGGCTTCCAAGGCTGCCGCCGTCGTGATCGCCGTTGCCCCGTTGGCGAGCCATCCGCCTTCCCCGGATCCGTAGAACTTGATGACGTCCCGGGTCGGTATTTGCCTGGCAAGATAGTAGAAGGGGTCGGCTGGTGGTTGCTGGTTGGCTTCGATCCCGGCGTAGTAGGGCGGTAGGTCGGTAGTGTCCTCGACCCGCATAACCTCGACAGAGATCGGGTAGCCGGCGAAGTCCCGGTCGATCACGCGCCAGTAGGCCCGATCAAACATGAGTAGATCGGAGAGTGTGCGCTGGATGACGTTGGCGTACGGGTAGATCGGGCTCGGCTGTGACAGTAGTTGCCGGGCCGGTACGGGTTGCCCGTCAAAGTATTCGCGCAACGGGAAGGCGCTAATAGTGTGCGTGTAGGTTTTGAGGGCGTCCACAAACGCGGGGACTTGCATGGCTGTGGGTCGAGTTGATCGACCGGCCAACTGGTTAGTGAGTAGGGCGTATAGTCCCGAGGATTCACGTACGTGCGCGGTTGCAGGTTCCTGTGCTGTCGCCATTGTCCGGGAAAGGGACTCTTGACCGCGCACGAGTGAAAGGGCTCGGGGGAACACCATGGGGCCAGTGTAGCCCCTTACCACGGTTTGATCGCGTTTACGTGTGTTTGCGTGATTTATGCGTGTCGGCGTGTCGGTCTACGTGATCTAATCATCGCCACACTACGAGGAGCTTTAGCCGCCTGGCTAACCGCAAACATTACCGCCCGGGCGGCATAAACCCCGTTGCGGCCCATAGGGGCAGTCAGTACCCAACCGCCTTGCCGCTGGCTTATCTTCGAATTAGCAAAGTGTTCCTGCAATACTTGACTCCCGTCGTGGCGTAATTGTTGGCGGCTAAAAAGATCCTGGAGGACTTGCGTTGCGCTGACCGCTTCACGCTGACCCACGAGGGCATCAAACTTTTGGCGTAGCCGCTCCACATAACCAGGCGTCACTTGAATATAGAGGCTCGGATGCTCGGCCCGGATCTTCTCGAGTTGCTGATCGACCTCCGCTATCGTCCGGTGAGTCGTGACCCGGACAACGATTAGCCCCTCAGGGTTTGGTGCGGCGATTGCTACGGCGTGACCCATACCATCAAAGTCAGTCTCGACCGCTACCGACCACGTACCGGCCTCGGGAAGTCTCACCTCCGGGTCGAGGGTTCCCGTCCACCATTTATCCAGTAGCCAATGATCCGACCGGATCACCCACTGGTTGCAATACTGCCGCCTAAACGCGCTTTCCTCAATGCGAGCCCATTGCTCTGCTAGGAAAGTTTCGCGGCGCTCCGACCAT